TGATTTCATAAGGTGCTTGACCTATATTTGGAGCACTATTGATTGTGTACTCTGGTGCTCTAAAAGTTCCGTCCTCAGACCCAAAAGCAACAGGAACACCTTGACAATTAGGGTATGAAATCTTTTCAAACCTTTCAATAATTCCTGCAGCATTGTACTGAGCTGAATAAGCATTAAGAGTGAATACATCACCTTTTTCATTGCTTCCTGCTACTGGAGGTGTGTATCCTGTGACTGTACCGTCTGTGTCATCTCTTGTTATTGTTCCTCCCTGAAGCATCTGAACAAGCTCAGGTGTGAATACATTATCTGTGAGCGTTATCTGATTTCCTGTAAGAGTACTTGTGCTCGGTTTTTGTGCCTTTAGCACTCCCTTAATGATAAGCTTTACACCTTCCTCTTCTTCAATCTGCGGTTCAACTTCAATCTGACTTGCAGTATCAAGTATGTATTCATCCCCCTCAGGAGTTCCTGAAGAATTTTGTTTTTGTATTGTCACCAAATTAACATCTATGGTTGGAATTTCTGTTGCTTTTTTTACTGCCATAGTCTTTTACCTCCTTGTATTTTTCGTGTAATTAACGTATTGAACACTGACCATATGAGCTTTCACTTCATTATCCAAAAAACTGGCTGATCTATAGTGAACAGGTCTAAACATAGGAAACAATTCATCCATTATTGCTTCTATCTGATCAACAAAAATGTCTAACATACTGTATTTTGACAAAGGAACATAACACATTAGATCATACAAATTCTGACTGCTTGAAACCGTTGTTAGACCTGTTCTACCTGCAGATTTTACAACAACATAAGGCTCTTTGCATTCCCCTGTCTTTTGTCCAGGAGCATACACAGGAATTTCATGTTCCTTTAGCTTAGTAAAGATATCTCTCCATCTTGACTCTTTAGGCATATGAATTAACCTCCCACTCTTTCTAAGAACCTTTCAAACGCTGGCATAATTTCAAAGGTGCCAACATAGTTTATTGTTTGCGGTATTATTGAGAACCTCTTTTCATGAGCAAGTTCTAACCATATACCATAATCAACACCATGAGCAAGAGTTATTCTATAACCATTCTCCATAGCACTTACATAAGCATTAAGTCTTTGTCTTGCAGATCCTGTTCTATCTGTCCATTTTGCATTTCTTTGGGCATTACTTCGTAACTTAATAGCCCCTTGTTCAGCAAAGACTCTTACAGCTGCATCTGCTCTTACTCCTATAGATTCAAGCCCTCTCTCTAAACCTGACATGTCCATTCTCATAAGTTTTCAACCCCTTCTACAAATTCTTCTAAAGAAATTTCATGGGCAATGATCTGATCGTTGTACATTACAGGTTCAATTGCTGTGATTTTGTAAGTTACACCTTCTATCACAGTACTATCGCCTTGTTGAAGTACATCAGTATTACTTGAATTATGGTTACACAAGATACCCTTGTTTACTTTACTCTTTATAGAAATACCTTCTTGGTTGATTAACTCTACAAATTCATGTGAAGATGCATGATATATACCTTCTACAAATTCTATTGAATCTTCTCCTGATGGTTCATTGTACTCATCAAGTTTAGGTCTGTGAAAGGTAAAAGATGTTCCATACCAATTAACAGCCAACTGTATCTGTCTACGTATAGCAAAAGGTGTTCTCATGTTTAACCTCCAAGATTTCCTGTGTTATGTGGACGATATGTTTGTGCAAGTCTACGAAAATAAGAAGAAGTGTCTTCTATTGTAAGACCTGATATGTTCATTGCTGTATTTTCTGACTTCAATAAAAGCAAATCATACAAAAGTTCATCTAATGTCTTACAACTTGTAGAGTAAGCTTGTATTTGTTCATCTGAGAACATAGGCATATCTTCTTCTCTTAAAATAAACTTTATCTGTGTAAGTTGCTCATTGGTTAGTGTCATGATTATTCCTCCATTTCAGCAGATATAATTGCCTTCATGTCCTGTTTATTCTTTGCAGAACTTATATCAATTTCATGCTCTTGAGCAAATTGTTTCAGCTCATTTACATTCATTTCTGAAAAAGGTTTCATGACTTCTTCTGAATCCACTTTTGAATCCTCTTGATCTATGCTGTCTTCAGCTATGTTGTCAGAAGGCTCATTTTTTATGTTTTCTGCGGTTTTTTCTTCAGTATTGGGTATTTCCTCAGTAAAAGTAGTTTCTTTTCCCTCGTCTACAATTTTATAGCCTTGAGGAGCATACATCTCTCTGTATGCCCCTGTCGTAACTATAATTGTCCTTTCTCCGTTTGTTATCTTGACCATAATATCCTCCTTACGGTGTAACATCAGCAATAACAATCTGATCTGCAACAGGGAAGTCAGGCAGACAGATCTGTGTTACCTTTGTTTCAACATTTACAGGATCAGCCTGCTTCATTGTTGTAATAGCTACACCAGTATCAACAATAGATACGTTTTCAACTGCAGAGCTTGCCATCAGGTCAGACTCTTCTGGAGTTGTACCGAACCAAGTGTTTCCGAGATTTCCTGGAGGCAGAAGAATGAAAGTATCATCTGGCACAAACTTTGTCGGTGTGCCGTCATCTGCTGCATACCTTTTACTATAGACCGTAACAGCAAGATCAAGTTCTTCGCTCAGATATGAACGCAGTCTTGAATCGCTCAGATATGTAGTACCATCAGACATAGCATAGATAGTCTTGATGATTGGTACATTCTTCAGGATATAACCCCAAGTCTTTCTTGAACAAATAGATCTATTAGGTCTAACACCTGTAAGGTCTTCAATTGTATCCTGCCATGTACGGATGTCACCAATTATGTCTGCAGAAGTATCTGTCCATGCTGTAGTTGCGTCAACCTTTTGAGTAGTAGCATCCAGACCGTAGTCATAGTCATAAGCCTGACCATTAGATGCCATAGAGATTTCACCAGTTGTGATTAGCTGCATTCTCATTCTTTCTCTTGCTACTGCAGCAGCTTCAAGCAGCGTAGATTGATCATCAAAAATACGATTCATAACCGCATCAATGTAAGCAGTGTTTCCTGTTTCCATTACCTTGTTGAGTTCCTGTCTCATCTCCTCATCTACATACATAGACTCCTTGAAGAACGGCATGTCTGCAGACAGTTTACTCATTCCAATTCTCTGTCTAGGAATAGCTTTTACGTCAAAAGCTGAAAGCTTCAAAGATACAGGAAGACCAGACTTTCCTTTCAGCCAACTAAGGCTGAGACCAAGCTTTTTCTGTGGCGGAAACAGTGTCTCACCAAGATAAGGTGCTTTGTCTTGAGACATTTCTTCCCAATAAGAAGCAATTTCAGGTGCTGTAACCAGATCATATATAGTCATAATATTATCTCCTTTCTTTCCTTATTTCAGGAATGTAACTCCACCCTTCAGGGCAGTTTTGACTTCAGAAGTAACAAGTGCAGCAGTAGTTGTATCGACCTTATTAAGATCAACAAAACCAAAGATCAGCAGTGTTCCATTCTCAGCTCCTGCAGTAACGTCCACATCGTGAAGCAGAATACCAACAGCATTTGATACTCCCTCAGTTGTGGAAGCCTTTGCGAACGCTGTGCCTCTTGCTTCAAGAGAACCCGTCATAGGTGTTCCAGCCTTGACAATCTTTTTACCATCATCTCCAGCTGTAATTCCTGTGTTGCTAACCAGAATACCTACAGATACCTGAGGTTCTGAACAAAACAGTATCTGATTAACGTTAACAGCAGTTTGTGTTTTAATACGATTTGCCATTTTCATTTCCTCCTACTTAAAATATTCATTGTCTTTTGCAGTATTATTTCTTCTTTGACCAGCAAGCCTTTTCCCAATTCCTGAGACATCTTTACCAGTCATTTTTCCTCTTGGAGCTGTGCCACCGTTACCAGTGCCGCCAGATCCTACAGTTTGACCGAACATGGATGGATACTGCTCTTTTACTTCTTTCAGAGCAGCTGAAAAGTCTTTGTCTTCAGACATCTTTGCTTTTGCGAGAACAACAACATCTTCTGCAGAATTAGTATCACAGCCTTCAACCATAGCATAAAACTTGTATTCAAGATCTTTTGCCTTTGCTGCTTCAGCATTCTTCTCGGCTTCAAGTTGTCTAGCCTTTTCTTGTTCTTTTTCAAGATCTGTTTTGTTTTTCTCTTCCTGAGCTTTGTATCTTTCGACAAAATCTTTTGCATCCTTTTCAGATTCAAAACCAAGACCCTTGTAGGCAGAGTTAAGGTTTTTTCTTTTCTCTGCAGCAATCATAGAATTAACTTGTTCTTGTGTAAAAGTCTTTTCTTGAGACCCAGAAGATCCTTCCTCGCTTGGGTTTCCTTCAGCCCCTTCTGCAGAACCTTCACCAGATCCTCCGTCAGAACCTCCCTCAGCTTCAAACTTCATAAGGCTGAAAAGTCTTTTTTGAATCCAATCATTTGTAAACATATTCAATCTCCTTTCCCAACAATCTCAGGTGTTGGTTCCTGTGTTTTCCCAAGTGTAAGCTCTTGGTCAGCTATCCCAGTTTTGTTGTCTTCTTGTGGATTAAGTAACTGGTAAACCTTATCCCAAAACAAAGGCTTTATCTTTTGCCTTGTATTATCAATACTCCTATTGAGCTTTGATAGCTTATCTTTTTGCTTTGGTGAAAGTTTTGTATTTTTCTGCTTCAACACAAGTTTCATCCTTTGTGGGTTGAGCACATTGTAAGTTTCTTCTGTATCCAACTGTTTTAACATATTTTCACCACAAACAGGACATTCTATATAGGTGGCTATAACTTTTATCCCCATGTCAAAGTCTTTTCGTTTGATTGC